AGTTGGTAGAAATAGTTCTAATATTAATGGAGCTGCAGCTGATATAGTTTTAGCTAAAAATAATACTACAGTGCAACTTATATATGTAGATGCAACTGAAGGATGGAGAATTGTTTTTACAGGTTCTCAAACAGGAAATGGTTTATTTGAAAATTTTATATGTGCATCGGGTGGGACAATAACTACATCTGGAGATTGTAAAATTCATACATTTACAGGTCCAGGGACCTTTACGATAAACAACGTTGCTTGTACTGCAGCAAACAACGTAGTTTCATATATGGTAGTTGCAGGTGGAGGCGCTGGAGGAATTGGTGATGGTGGTGGTGGAGGCGCTGGAGGATTTAGAGAATATAAATCACCTGTTACGCCTTATACAGCTAGTCCATTAAATGGTAATCCAGGTGGAACAGCAGTCACGGTTACAGCACAAGCTTATCCAATTACAGTTGGAGCTGGCGGTACAGTTGGTAATGGACCTGCATCTGGAGGAAATGGAAATCCATCAGTTTTTTCAACAATAACATCAACAGCTGGTGGTGGGTCACCAAATAACACAAGTCCACCTTTTAATGGAAATCCTGGTGGTTCTGGTGGTGGTGGAGGTGGTAAACAACCTCCTGCTGGTACTACAACTGGTGGAAGTGGAAATACACCTCCTGTTAGTCCATCTCAAGGAAGTGACGGAGGAGATGGTGAATTTGTATGTGGTAGTCACAACAGCGGTGGTGGAGGTGGTGGAGCAACTGCTGTAGGAACTGATGCAGGACCTAACCCAAGTAAAGATCCAACATCTGGTGGTTTTGCTGGAGGTGCAGGTGCTACGTCTCATATAACCGGTTCTCCTGTAACTTATTCAGCAGGTGGAACTGGAGATTTTCCAACTAATCCAGTAGGGCCTTACAATGAAAATATAAGTAGAGCAAATGGTGGTGGAGGTGGAACTGGTTTATGTAATGGTGGAGCACCATCAGTAGCTGGAAATCAAGGTGGTTCAGGAATTGTTGTTATAAGGTATAAATTTCAATAGTTGAATGATAATTAAAATTAATATATAAGGAGAAACATTATGGCACATTTTGCAAAATTAGGAGCTAACGGAAAAGTTATTCAAGTATTAACTTTGAATAATTCTGATATGCTTAACGCTGATGGTGTTGAGGATGAATCAGTAGGTCAACAATATTTAGAAACACATAATAATTGGCCTGCACAAATGTGGATTCAAACTTCATACAATACACAAGGTGGCACACATTTAGGTGGTGGTACACCATTAAGAGGAAACTACGCAGGTATAGGTTATACTTGGGACGAAGATGATCAAATCTTCTGGCCTAAAAAACCTTATGCATCTTGGGTAAAACATAACGAATCAGCTTCTTGGAAATCACCAATCGGTGATGCTCCAGCACTAACAGCTGAACAAGAATCACAAAATACAGCTGATACTCACAGATGGGGTTACGTCTGGAATGAAGCAAATACAACTTGGGACTTGACAGACTCAAAAGCATAAATTAAAAATGGTGGTGGTATGCAGAAGAAAGTCTTAACAGAACAAGCTCTATATTATGGTGATGTCGATATGCCCAAAGATTGGGACATTGACCGAGATAAATTATCAGGCGACATTTTACAATCAGTAATTCAAAACAAAGATTTTCCGTTTTCACGAACTTGGGATATGTTGAATACATATATGCGAGATCACGTTGGTCTTGAGTATGGTGTTAATTTAATTAACAAAGAAACGTGGGGTAACATTTATAAACCCAGCGAGACTACAATTCCATTATTAAATATAGATCCAGTGGATCTACGTAACTCTCCAGACTTTACATTATTATATGGTGTAAAAGTTAAAGATTGTTTTGTTAGAATACACTTTGAAGATAACAGACGTAAAGGTAGAAGTTGGGATATAGAACTTAAAGATAATATGTTTATAATGTTTCCATCTACTAATATGTATTACTTAACTAACAATCAAAAAGATTCATTAAACTTTGTACAAACAATAACTTATGAATATATCTAATTACTATTGGTATTTTAGTGGTGTGCTTACACCAAAATTTTGTGATGATGTAATAGCTTATGCAAATTCACAAGAAGAAGTTATGGCTAGAACAGGTGGTTATGGAGATAAAAAATTATCTAGAAACGAAGTTAAAGATTTAAAAAGAAAAAGAAACTCTGATTTAGTTTGGTTAAATGATACTTGGATATATAAAGAATTACACCCATACGTCCACAAAGCAAATAGACAAGCTGGTTGGAATTTTGATTGGGAAAGAAGTGAGTCTTGTCAATTTACAAAATACAAACACAATCAATATTATGATTGGCACTGTGATAGTTGGGATAAACCTTATGAAAGAGAAAATAAAAATGATCCTGACCACGGCAGAATTCGAAAACTATCTATGACTTGTCAGTTAACAGATGGTTCAGAATACACAGGTGGTGAATTAGAATTCGATTTTAGAAATTACGATCCACATATGAGAGATGAAGTTAAACATTTAAAAAAAGCAAAAGAAATTTTACCTAAAGGTTCTATTATTGTTTTTCCTTCATTTGTTTGGCATAGAGTTAAACCCGTGACATCAGGCACAAGATATAGTCTTGTTGTTTGGCATTTAGGAAAGCCGTTTAGATAATGTATATAAATAATTACTTTAACACAACCATTTGGTCAGAACAAAAACCAGAGTTTGTAAAATCTTTAACTAAAGCATCTAATAAATATATTAAAGATGCAAGAACAAGAGAAAAAAAATTTATAAAAGAACACGGTGACTTTGGAAGATCATATCATTCAACACCATTAACAAAAGACAATGATTTTATAGATTTTAGAAATTATATTGGTCAAAAATCTTGGGAGTATTTAGATCATCAAGGTTTTGATATGCAACAGTATACAACTATTTTTTCTGAATTGTGGGTACAAGAGTTTGCTAAAAAAGGTGGTGGTCATCATTCAGCACACATACATTGGAATCAACACGTATCAGGTTTTTACTTTTTAAAGTGTAGTGATAAAACATCTTATCCTGTATTTCACGAACCTCGTACTGGAGCCAGAGCTACAAAATTAAAAATGAAACCAGATCAAAAAGGTGTTTGGGGTGGTAGTGAGCTTATACATTTTAAACCTACACCAGGTACATTAATTATATTTCCAGGATTTTTGGAACACGAGTTTAGTGTAGATTTTGGCATAGAGCCATTTAGATTTATACATTGGAACATACAAGCAGTGCCAAAGGAAATGGCTAAAGATGTTTAAGAAAAAAAAGTACACAGTTATCCGTCAAGCAATATCAAAAGACCTAGCAGCTTTTGTTGCAAATTATTTTATGATGCAAAAACAAGTTTATGATACTTGTAGAAACGCTAGATACTTTTCACCCTTTGAAAATATTATAGGTCACTATGAAGGTAAAGACGAACAAATACCAGAAACTTATAGTCAGTACGCAAATATAGCTATGGAAACTTTGTTACTTAAATGCCAACCTAAAATGGAAGAAGTAACAGGACTTAAATTATATCCAGCTTATACATATGCAAGAATATATAAAAAAGGTGATGAACTTAAAAGACACAAAGATAGATTTAGTTGTGAAATATCAACGACTATGAATCTTGGTGGTGATGATTGGCCAATATATCTTGAGCCTGATTCTACAAAAGGTGGTGTAAAAGACGGTATGGGTTATGTATCTGATAATACTAAAGGTGTTAAAGTAGATTTAAAACCAGGAGATATGCTAGTCTATTCTGGCTGTGAGCTAGAGCATTGGCGAAATAAATTTAAAGGTAAGGAATGCGTTCAAGTATTTCTTCATTATAACAACCGTAAAACACCTGGAGCAAAAGATAATATGTTTGACAAGCGTCCACATTTAGGTCTTCCTTCTTGGTTTAAACGATGATATAATCTTTAGATGGGGGCAGTACACCACCACATACCCCCTGTCTCCTTTTAAGGATTATTTATGAGTTTAGGATTTGACGCAATATCAGCATTACCATTTGCTACATCAGGACCCGATTCAGATGTAAATGTAGTAGTATCTAAAAATTCACTAGCTATTACAATAGGTAGTGTAGGTATTATTGCAGATTCAGTTACTGAAAATTTAGATCCAAACGCACTTGCATTAGGCACAGGTACTTTAACTATTACTGCCGACGCTAATCACACAGTTACAGGAAATGCTGTATCTTTAGGTATAGGTGCATTTACAGTTAATATAGATACTAACGTAACACCTACTGGAAACTCGTTGACCTTGGCTACTGGAAATGTTACAATAACAGCCGGAGCAAATGTATTACCTACAGGCAATGCTTTATCATTAGATACAGTAGAACCAGGGGTTATTACGTGGAACGATATAATACCAGGAGCAACAATGGTTTGGACACCAATAAAACCGTACTAATATGGCATCAACTTATTCATCAGATTTATCATTAGAACTCGTAACGACAGGTGAAAAAGCCGGTCTATGGGGAACTATTACAAATACTAATTTACAATTATTACAAACAGCAGCATCGGGTTATGTAGAAGTAACTTTAAGTACAGGTAACACTACATTAGATTTATCTGATGGATCGGCGACCGCGGATGGTAAACATCTTTATATTAAAGTTATAGGAACTTTATCTGGTAATGCTAGTTTAACAATGCCTGCATCTACAACAGGTGGTAATGCAAACAGAGTATTTTTTGTAGAAGATGGAACTGTTAGAGGAAATGCAACACAAAGTTTTACAGTAACTTTACTTACTGCAGGTCAAAGCGCAGCAACTCAAGTACCTCTTCCAGAAGGTGCAACAGCTTTAGTTTATTCTAGAGGTAGTGTACCAGCAACAACATTAGGTATGTTGCAAAAAGGATTTACAGAAGTAACAGCAGCTAGCAAAACTGCATACACAGCAGTAGCTGGTGATCAAATTGGTGTAGACACAGTTGCAAACATTGTAACAATAACATTGCCTGCTTCACCATCTCAAGGAGATGAAGTAACCATAATGGATGTATCTGCATCTAATGGTTTTGGAACTAACAAATGTATTGTTGCAAGAAACGGATCTAATATTCAAGGTGGCACATCTGATTTAGATTTAACTGCTAATAATCAATGTGTAACCTTAATCTTTACAACTGCTACAAAAGGCTGGCAAATAAAAACCAATAGCACATCATAGGAGTAAAAAATGCTTACGAAAATTAAGTTTGCTCCCGGAATAGATAAACAAGACACTGCCGTTGGGGCAGAAGGTCGTTGGGTTGATTCAGATAATGTTAGATTTAGATATGGACTACCAGAAAAAGTTGGTGGTTGGCAATCATTACTTACAGATACATTAGTAGGCGTAGCCAGAAAACAACACGCATTTGTTGACCAAGATGGTAATAGATACGTAGCCATTGGTACAGACAAGTTTTTAATTATATATTTTGAAGGACAATTTTTTGACGCAACTCCTTTAGCAACTACTATTTCAGCAGCTACATTTACTTTTAATGGTTCTACAACAATTACAATTACAACATCAGCAGCACACAATTTAGAAGATGGTGACATTGTTTTATTAGACAGTGTAACTTTACCTGGTGGTACAGGATTAAGTGCATCTGACTTTGAAGATAAATTATTTCAAGTTGTAACAACTCCTACAGCAAACACTTTTACTATAACTTTTACAAGTTCTGGTTCTGCTGCATCGGGTGGTAGTGTAGATATAAAACCTTATGAAAGAGTTGGTCCAGCTGCACAAACTTATGGTTATGGTTTTGGTATTAGTCAATATGGTGGAACTGTACAAGGTGCACAAACAACAGCTTTGAATGGTGCACTTCTTGCAGATACTGCCGGTACAGGTGGAGCGGGGACCGCGGTTACAGTTGTAAGCACAACAGGATTTCCTACTTCAGGAACTATTGCAATAGCAAACGAATTAATTACATACACATCCACAAACTCTACACAATTTTTAGGTATTACCAGGGGTGCAAAAGGCACAGCAACTACTGGCACATCAAATGGTCAAGCTCATTCAACAGCAGCAACAGTTACAAACGCTACAGAATTTTCAGGATGGGGAGATGCAGTTGATGCAGCTACTGTTACTCTTGAGCCAGGACTTTGGTCGTTAAGTAATTTTGGTGATGTATTAGTTGCAACAATTGCTAATGGTAAAACGTTTACTTGGGACTCTTCTATTGCAGCAAGATTATCTACAAGAGCTTCTACAACTACATCAGGATTTCCAACTACAAATAATCCAACAGCTACTAGAGTTACACTTATTTCACCAACAACACGTCACTTAATTCATTTTGGAACTGAAACAACTATTGGAAGTCCAACTACACAAGACGATATGTTTATAAGATTTTCTGAAGATGAAAATATAAATGGATATACACCAGAAGCAACTAACACAGCAGGTACACAAAGAATACAAGACGGTACAAAAATTGTAGGAGCTTTGGTTGCTAAAGAAAATATTCTAGTATGGACCGATAACGCATTGTACACAATGAAATTTGTTGGAGCTCCATTTACATTTGGCTTTGAACAAGTTGGTACTAACTGTGGATTGATTGGTAAGAATGCAGCAATTGAAATTGATGGTGTTGCATACTGGATGGGTAACAATGGTTTCTTTTCATTTGATGGTACAGTAAATACTTTACCTTGTAGTGTTGAAGATTATATTTATGATGATGTTGATACAACAAAAGGTCAACAAGTTTGTGCTGGTATCAATAACCTATTTACAGAAGTAACTTGGTGGTATCCAACAGCAGGATCAGATTTTAATAACAGATATGTAGTTTACAACTATGGACAAAACAATGCACAATTACCTATGGGTAATTGGTACACAGGCGTTAATACAAATTCAATTAGAACTACTTGGATTGATTCATTAGTATATCCTAAACCATATGCTACAGCATACAGCAGTTCAGCTACAGGTTCTTTTCCTGCAATTATAGGTGAAACAGGTTTAGGTAGAAGTGTATTGTTTGAACACGAGTCGGGCACCGATCAAGTAAATCCTGATGGTAGTGTAACTACTTTAACATCTTTTATACAATCATTTAGTTTTTCATTACAACAAGATCAAGCAGAAGTATTTCTAGCATTAAGAAGATTTTTACCTAACTTCAAGGTATTAACAGGCAATAACCAAGTAACATTATCTATAAAAGATTTTCCTGCACAAGATGATATAGAAACTGCATTAAGTCCTTTTATAATTAATGCATCAACTTTAAAAGTTGATACACGTGCTAGAGGTAGATATGCAAATATAAAAATAGAAAATACTGGGGTAGGTGAGTCTTGGAGATTTGGTACGTTTCAAGTAGACTTACAACCAGATGGAAGGAGAGGATAATGACAAAAGTAGTAGTAAGATTACCAGAACCTAAAAAAGTATATAGTGAAGATAACCAAAGACAAATTAACAGAGCGTTGACTACAATTATTGAACAATTAAACTCAACATATTTAACACAACTTAAAGAGGACTCGGAAAGATATACCTTTTTTGGATTAGGATAAAATGGCAAATATATATAAAAATGATAAAGTAAGTTTAACTAACACTGATAATACAACTTTGTATACAGTACCAAGTAATTCACGTGCTATTGTAAAATCTATTTTAGTAGTAGAAGATAATGGTGGTGCAGCAGTTGTTAAAGCAACATTAACTA